TGGATTTTGCCAACGGCGGGTAAACGGTAGCCCATCGCGGTTTTCGTGTCAACACTTCTTTGATCCATCAATCGAACAGGCTCCCCTGCCTTTTCAGAAACTCCACCTCCCGCACCTTGTTGACGATGCTGCGGATCTGCCGGTCGGTGACCCCGTACTCCTGGGCGAGGGCGAGATAGTTCGCGCCGTTGAACTTGCGGAAGATCTCCAGGTCGCGCTTCGACAGGTCGTAATCGAGGCCCTTGGGAATGTAGAGGTTGCCCTGGCCGCCCCAGTCCTTGCGCATCATCTCCGCCAGCTCCCAGGCGATGTCCTGCGCCAGCACCCGCTCCAGCCCCCTCGCCGCCAATCGCTCCACCGCCTTGGCGACGAAATCGGCCAGGATCTCCGGATATTTGTTTTCGACCTCAGCCAGCATGACCGGCCCTCCTCAATACAGCCCGAGCCTTTTCAACTGCAGCACCACGCCGTCGGCATACTCCGCCGGGCAATGGCTGCGGATATAGCGCCGCACGTCCGGATCGTCGAGCTGAGTCAGCCACCAATCCTCCCCGTGCTCCTTCTTCATCCCGTTCTCGAAAAACTTCTTGAGCGCCTCGATCGCCCGGTACGCCTCGCCGGCGGTCCTCGCCTTGCCGCCCTTGATGCTCAGGCGGCGCTCCAGGAAGCGCTGCAGCCCGTCCGCGTACTGCCAGCGGATCAGGGAGGCGACGGCGTTGAGCTTGTCGATCTCGCCCTGGCTGGCCAGGTGCACCACGTTCTTGCCTTTGGCCCGTTTGGCCGGCCGGGGATGGCGGGAGACCACCCGAAAGCCCCGGGCCTTGAATTCGTCAAGCAACTGGTCGGCCTGGGCGGCGGAAAGGTCCTTACTCGATGCGGCCCCGAACATCTCGCGCAGCACGTCGCGATAGGTGTCGTCATCAAGGCCCAGGTCGCCCTTGGCGATGTGGATCAGAGTGATCTGTTTGGGTGTAGGCATCGTTTAAGCCTCCTCTAAATCGTCCTCTAACTGCTTCAACTCTTTCGCGAGCCTATTTCTGAGAGATTCCAGCGCAGCAGATTTTGCATGCGGGCATAGGCATGAGCCATGCTCACGGTAAGTACATTCCTCGCTACCGTCAGGAGGCATCATAGGGCAGAGCGCGAACCGGCACATTTCCACACCCACGCAATCAAAGCTGAGCATGAATTCGCCCTCGTAGATATTTGCGCAGATGTTCGCTGATTTAGTGGCTTTCTTTTTCATTTCTCCGCGCCCTCCGCGTCTCCGCGTGAGTCAAGTTTGTTATCGACAACAAACTCCTTCCGCTCCTTAAACTCCTCCTTCTTCCCCCGGTTCCACTGCTGCACCGGCCGGAAGAACCCGCACACCCGGCTCCAGACCTCGACTTTCGCCGCGCACTTCTTCTCGCTCAAAAAAGACTCCTCTGTCCCTTAAAAACCATCTGATACTCGTACCGCCCGCGCCCCACGCAGCGGGTTACGATCTCGTAGCCGTTGGCGCGCAGTTCGGCGATCACGGTGTTCACCGCGCAAACCTCGGCGGCGAACATGATCTCCCGCGTGCCGTACCAGCCGCCGTCGGCCAGCAGCACGTAGACGCGTTGCAGCCGCTCGCTCTCCGCCAGCTTGGCGTAATGGATTCCTGATTTTCCCATGCTCGCCTCCTCGTCAAAACTTCTCGGCCAACCTTGCCGCCGCGGCCCTGCCGGCGGCAATCGCCTCCTCGCTGGGCCCGGGCTCGGGCAATTTCTCCCGGTGCGGCCGCTTCGGCATCTCGGCGGCCAGGTCCTCAGGGGCCGGCCACCATTTGGCCGTCTTCAAAAGGGTTTTGAATCCCCGAAAAACGCGATCGCGATCCGTCGCCTCCACGGTGGCCACCCGGGAGAGTTCCGTCAGCCACAGCCCGGCGGTGCGGTCGATCTCCTCCGGCAGGGGCGCTTTGCCCACCCCCTTGGCCAGCAGGGCGACGAATCCGGCGGCGATCTCCTCGGCCAGCCAGTCGCCGCCGGCCCACTCGGCCAGCACCTGCTCGGCCATGACCAGCCGTCCCGCCCTGGGGCGGAGCGCGGGCAGAGCCGCGCCGCCTGTCAGGGCCGGGACGGGCGCGGCCGTCGATTCGAGCACCCGCTTCAGATAGTTGTGATTGACCAGCGGCTTTACCTGCCCGGCGTCCCGTTTGGCCCGCAGCGCCTCCACCGTCTCGGCCATCGCCGCCGCCAGCACGCGCTGATCGGCGCCGAGCGCCAGGGCCTCCCTCGCCAGGCGCACGGCCCGGCTCCAGGCCAGCGCCCGCTTGGGGCTGCGGAACATCCCCAGGTAGGCGACCAGGTGCGGCCACAGCCCGGGCGCGACCTCGGCCCGCAGCGCCAGCAGCTCGCGGGCGGCTTCGTCCTGGGTCATCGTCTCGAGGCTGATGGTGGCGTGGCAGCAGGGGCAGGTGAGTTTCATCGGCAGTCTTCCGGTTTCGAGTTTGAGGCCGCGCCCCGCCGCCAGTGATTGGCGGCGAAGGACGTTCGCGGGTAAGGGCACTCCTCGCCGGGCGTCGCGGTCAGCCCCTCTTCGTAAAAGCGATCCTTTAGCCCGGCCCAGAAGCGCATGCAGGCCGAGGAGCCCGCTTCGTATTTCCAGTTGATCCCTGCCACGTCCCGCGTCCCTCGTTCCTCGTCCCTGTATTCAAAAAGGGCCGCCGGGCCAAGGAGGTTTAAGCCCGGCGGCCAAAGCGGGGACCATCCCCGCGGAGAGATTCCTTACGTCGGTACACTGTGCGGCTGTCGTCCAGTCGCTCCGCACAGATTGGGTAATGGCGATTTACAACGGCGAGGTCCCTCTGCGCCTGGCGCTTGCTGATACTGAACTCCCAGGCCCAGTCCTGCGGATGAATCAGGCCCCCCTGGGCGACTCGGCAGAGCAAGATGACGGCCCGGTCGGCCATGCTGTAATCCTTCGCTTTGTCGCTTTTCATTTCACCTCCCGCTCGGCTGCATCGTCAGGCCCCGGGCGCCGCCCCGGGGCGACCGGACCACCTTGCCGGCGTCGGCAAAATGGTCTCGGTTTCGCATGGTCAATCGACTGGCACAAAACTCTGGTTGAAGACAATGGTATAGAGGTCGGCATCGCACCCGCAGCAGGTAAAACCGATTTCCAGATCCCCTTCGTTATCCTCAATGCGCAGGTTTCCCAGGTCTACGTCCGCCTGACAAATCGGGCAATCCATCCCTCTTCTCCTTGATTCTGGTCACCTTCGCCCACATGCGGCACTCGGGGCAGACAACCTGGTTGATAGTGAATTCCTGCCCGGAAGTACTCCTCTTAACCACCTTCCGGCGCTCCACGATGAACACCCCGGCGGGGCACCGCCTGTTGTCGCAATTCGCGCGGACCTCGAACATCACTCCACCTCCCTCAGCCTGCGCTGCGTCGCCCACTCTTCGAGGATCGCCTGCAGTGTTTTCGGGCAAGGGATCACCGGCAGATTGTACGTCTTGATCCGGCGGCGGGCACCTTCGGCGGTGATCCAGCAGACGGCGTACAGGTCGCCCAGAACCTTGGCCACCCCGATCTCCCTGGTTCCGTCGTTCGGGGTGGGATACCAGTATTTTTTTCCGAAAAACTTACCCATCACTCATCCTCCCCCAGCAGCGGCAGCCCGTGAATCACCCGGGCGAACTGCAGCCCGGAGACGTGTCCGTTCGCCACCGCCCGCGTCACCGCGTCCGGAGCGGCCGCGGCCTTGCGCCGCCAGTGGCGGATGTGGTGGTCGACCTTTTCCGCGTCGAAGAAGGCAAGGTTGACCGCGCTCGGAGCCGTCTCCGCGCCGGCGGTGGTGGTCGGCGTGCAATAGAAGATTTCCTCTTGTGGCAAATAGAAAACGCCGTCGTCGTGCCGATTGCCGCTCATCACGCCACCTCCCTCAGAATCTTCTCGCTCTCCTCCAGCAGCGCCCCGACGAACTTGTCGATATCGTCGCCGATCGGCTTGATGAAGACGGCGTCGGTGTCGGAGGAGATCGTGACGCCCAGCTTCTTGAGGGTGGAGGCGGGGAGCTGGTCGAGCCCGCCCTTGAGCACCTTCTCTTCGGTCTTGATCAGGAGTTCGGCCTCCGTCGAGGGCAGGAGCGCCCGGATCAGGGAGAGGGTCCTCTCCTCGTCCTCGATGACGATTTTCCCCTTCTCCTTCTTGAACCCGACGCGGATCCCGGAGAGGATCTGCGTCTTCGGCTTCTCGAAGAGCCCCGGCGACTCCTTCACCTCGCCGTAGAGGGCCTCGTGGGCCACGGCCGTGGTCTCGGCCGCCTCCCGGATGGCGGGCAGATACCGGCGCTTGACCGCCTCGATCTCGTCCTGGAGCATCTGCACCTTGTTCAGCAGGATCTGCCGCCTGTCGGCGAACTCCTGCGCCCTCTCCTTAATGATTTCCAGTGTGGCCATCGTCTTCCCTTTCTTTTTTGTCGATAGGGATCACGAGCACGGCCAGAAACGCCGCCATCGAGATCCAGCCCAAAATCAAACCGCCGCAGAATGCGTAGGAAGCGTCCATAGCTTTTCTCCTGAAACCTGAAACCTGAAACCTGCCCGCGCAGCGGGCTAAATCGCCATCACCACGTCTTCGGTGACTTTCTCCTCCCCCATCTCATAGGCCAGGTTCATGGCCCGGGCGGTGTAGTTGTTCACCAGCAGCGGGTAGGCGTGGCTGACCTTTCCGTTGCCGTCGCGCCGGGTGGAGGTGAGCCGCTTGCCCAGAGCCTCGAAGGCCTCGGCGGTGAAGACCTCGGCGGCGCTCTTGCCCAGGCGCTTGAACTTGAGGTTGAGGTAGTCCTGCAGATGGCCGTTGAGCCCCTTGATCTCGGCGACCTGGACGCGGCGGATCACCTCGCGCATGTCGACGTTCGTCGACTCGTTGAACATGTGCTTGAGCTCGGTCTGGCCGATCAAAATGATTCCCAGAAGCTTGCGGTACCCGTCCTCGAGCTCGTAGAAGCGCTTCAGGTATTTGAGCGTGTTGACCGACAGATCGTGCGCCTCTTCGATGATGAGGCAGGCCCGGTACCCGGATTTCGCCCGGTCGAGGAGCAGCCGCTGCACCTGGCGCGTCTTGTCCTCGAGCTTGGCCTTGCACTTCTCGCTCGATACGTCCTGGATGATGGCGTCGCAGATGCTGCCGGCGGTGAGCCGCCCCTTGTCGATCATCTGCGGATAGATCACCAGGGTGTCGCCGTCGCGCTTGAGCTGCTCGACCACCTTGCGCCGCATGACGCTCTTGCCGCTGCCGACCTCGCCGATCACGGCGAGAAAGCCGCCGTGCCGGGCCGCATCGAGCATCGCCGCCTCGATGTAGCGGTGCTCCTCGCTCATGTAGATGTCGGCGTCCTTCTGGACGTCGTCGATGAAGGGGTTGCGGAACATCTTGAAATGCCTGAGTGCCTCCTGCTGAATCATCTCTACCTCCCATGCAATGGTGATGTGTTCGGGGTCGCCCGGAACGATGGCCGGTCCTCTTTTGACGCCCGCGGCGGTGCGCTGCCCGTGACCGGAGGGCATGGCGAGGCGCAGATCCCGCCCGAGGGGTTTCCAGACGTCGGCGACCGAGAGACCCCGGTCGCTGAGCCAGCTCATGGCCCGGGGGCTCTGGCCGACCATCTCTTCGATGGAGGGCTTGAACCCCGTCAGGGTGGGGGGAATGTACCCCCGGTTTAGGCAGAGATTCACCGTGGGGCGGCTGGCCCCGGTCTTCCCGGCGATCTCGACCTGGGAAATGGCGCAGTCCAGCACCAGCTGTTTCAGGGTGATGGGGTGAAACTCCAGTTTGTAAGGCGCCGATGTCACTTTCCTGACCTCCTTCCTGCTGATTAAAGGGCCTGCCGGCTGGCGCTGACCTGGCGCCACTCTTCGCCGGCGGCGATGGCGCGGACGATCTCATCGGCCGCAGCGACCTCGACGGACTCGCCGAAGGCGGCCCGCAGGTCCCGGTTCTCCTCCGGGGTGATGCGCCGGACGGCCCGCAGCCGCTTGAAAAATTCGGTGATGCTGATTTCCTTGGGGGCCTGGCGCGCCACTTCGATCGGCGTCCCCCGCCGGGGGATGGGCGTGGCGGCGATCTTGTCGGCCTGGTGCCCGAAGACCTGCAGCGTGCCGCCGAAGGGGGCGTCGCCTTTCTTCTTTTCCTCGCCGAAGGCCAGGTTCTCGTTGGCTTTGCGCACCTTCTGCACGGCCGTCTCGGGCTGGGCCTTGAACTCCTGCCCGATGATCGCCGCGTCGGCGCTGAAGCCGCCGGAGATGATGCCGACCGGCTGCACCAGGTAGGCGGTCTCGCCGAAGACCACCGCCACCTCGGGCCAGTGGTAGGGGCGCAGCACCACGGTCACCTTCTTGCCTGGACGGATGCCGGGGATGTGCTTGAGCCGGTAGCTCTGGGCGCGGAAGCTGATGGTGTTGTCCTGGGCCACGGTGCGCTCGACCTCGGGCTCGGCGTAGAGGTCTTGCAGGATCTCGTCGGCGGGCAGGTCGCGCAGCTGCTCCTGGCGGATGGTGAGCCAGCAGGCGCTGCGGGTGCTCTTGTGGCGGCGGTGGATGCGGCTGGCGTTCCACCCGGCGGCCCAGTCGATGGCCCAGGCGTTGAGCTCTTCGATGGTGGTGGCCGGCTCCAGCCGAAGGCGCGCCTCGAAGTGGGTCTCCACGATGTTCTGCGCCACCTCGGCCGAGCCCTGGCGGCGGGGGTTGTGGGGCATGTTCTTGGGGATCTCGATCTCCAGGCGCTCGATGAGATTCAAAATCCCCTTGGCGATGTTGGCGCTGCCGGCGTCCATGAGCAGGAATTTCGGCACTCCGCGAAAGGGGAGCTTCTCGTGATGCCCCCCGCGCCAGGCGTTGGTGAGGAAATCATAGGTGGTCTGCTGGTTCTCCCCGGCGGCGACGTAGTACCGGGGGAAGATGAAGTGGCTGAAGTGGTCGACCAGGATCATCCGGAACAGGCGCTGCTTGATCTTGGCCATATTGGTGGGCTTCTGCTCCCGGTAATCGCGCTCGTCGATGATCCGCAGCCCCTTGCCGCTCTTGAGGTAGTACTGGATGCAGATCGAGGCGTCGAAGACGTGCACGTGGTTGGGGTGGAGGCTCGCCATGCGGATGGAAGGGTCGGTGGAGTCCAGGGCGGCGGCGTTCATCTCCTTGTCGCGCAGGATCGCCTGCAGCCGCGCCTCGCTGATCTGCCCCGGGGCGATCACCCCGTTGTCGACGGCGATCTGCAGCGCCTCGGAGACCGGCAGGATGACCCCCTTGACCTCGCGGGAGGTCTCCTGCATCAGGGCGCTGACGTGCTTGAGCTGCTCGCCGGTGAGCCCGCTCTTGAGCTCCCCCTTGTCCTTGCGGGACTTGCGGCCGCTGTCGAAGCCGTGTTTGGCGGCGATGCGGTAGAGAGTCGACGGGGCCTTGCCGGTCATCGCCTCGTATTCGGCGATGATCCGGTCCTTCTCCCCGTTGACCGCGCGGCCCAGGCGGGCCGCCATTTCCCGTGCCCACTCCATACTCAGTCCTCCCCGTCCACGACGCGCAGGTTGGGCTGGATCCAGCCCGGCGAGTCCATCTCGGCGTCGCCGTAAATATCCCCGGCGGTGTCGTAGGCCGCGTGGGTCACCCGCTTGAAGTAGCGCAGCGTCTCCATCAGGGCGGCTTTCATGCGGTCGGTGGCGTCCTCGGGCAGCGGGTT